GAAACAGTAATTTGTGACCCGCCTTACAACGGTAAATTCCAATGGAATCACGATTTACTTAAAGAACTTGCAAGGGTAGCAAGTAAAAGGATTATTTTTCAGCATTGGTTTATACCTGCAAATCCAACAGGAACATATAAAAAGGCACAGGAAAAGTTTCTTTTGTCTGATGTATTGGTGTGACAACCTAAAACTTACTTTGGTAGAGTGCAGGTTGTTTCAGTTTTTGATGCAGTTTAGCACTTGTTGCTAACGGTTTGTATATAGCACGTAGCCACTCACATACCTAACCAGAAGAGAAAATAATTTAATAACACTGGATTAAAACACAACTTAAAAAATGAACAGATGAATGATTTTTCAGTAACAAGGGTTGAAATAAACAGATATATTGATGAAAAATGCATTGAAGCTAATATGGTATTACATTGAAACAAGGTACGCAAAATTGCTGCGCATGCTTGGTGTTAAGCGTAACACATCCGTAATTCCAAAAGGTGTGTATTGTTACGTGTTGGATGATAGGCGTAATGAAAAAGAGCCACTTAAGAACGGCTATTGGGTTAAGCGTTGTAAATATTACAGGTTTACACAGAAAACAGGCGGTATTGCATGTACCTATATTGGATATTATGGATTTGACCCTTGTTTGTATGATGAGTGCAAAATATGTGGACAAAATGAAGAGATAAACGAATCAGAGTTAGTCAGTACATGAGCGAGTATCAATACATAAATTGTAATAATCCAATAGAAATAGAATGGGATAAGGCTATTAAAGTTATGCAATTTTAATTTACACTTAAGGTATTGAATAAATATCGATATTAACAAGCTTTGAATTATGGATGTAGAAAAAATTAAAATTAAAAAATTGAAATTAGAAACAGAAATATCTAAATTAGTTGATAATTTTCTGAAAGAAACAAAGGTTAGTCTTGATCCTGTTATTTATATGCGTATGGAAAAAGACGAAGTTAAAGCAGCTATAAAAGTTATTTTAAATTAAAATATTAAATAATGAGAAATTTAGCATCAATACAAAAAATTAGTAAATTGGAACCTATTCCAAATGCAGATACAATAGAAAAAGCAACTGTTCTTGGGTGGGAACTTGTTGTTAAAAAAGGTGAATTTAAAGAAGGAGATTTATGTGTATATTGTGAAATTGATAGTGTATTACCAGAAAGACCTGAATTTGAGTTTTTAAGAACTAAGAAATTTAGAATAAAAACTATTAAATTTAAAGGTCAAATTTCACAAGGTATTTGTTTCCCTTTATCAATATTACCTGATGATGTTATTATAGAAGAAGGAAAAGATGTTACTGAAATACTAAATATTGAGAAGTATGAACCTCCGCAGGAATTGAAAATGACTAAACAAGTAAATAAAATTCAATATCCTGAATGGACACCTCAATGGTTACAAAAAATAATGCATAAATTTTCTTTTATAAGAAATTATTATCGTAAACATTCTCATCAAAAGAGTTTTCCTTCATTAATACCTAAAACAGATGAAACAAGGGTTCAAATATTACAACCTTTACTTGATAAATATGTAGGCACTCTTTGTTATTATACTGAAAAACTTGATGGTTCTTCTATAACTATTTATAAAATAAATGGAAAGTTTGGAGTTTGTAGTAGAAATTTAGATTTACATAAAAATAAATCTAATAAATATTGGGAAACAGTTCTTGAACATGATTTAGAAAGAAAAATTAAGAAAAATTTTGGTAAAACCGATATAGTATTACAAGGGGAACTTATCGGTGAAGGCATACAGGCTAATAAATATAAATTAAAAGGAAGGGATATTTATTTCTTTAATATTTATTTTCCTAAACAAAAAAGATATGGAAGTTATGAAGAATTGTTGATTCATTGTTCAGCAATTGGAGAAAAAACCGTACCTTTGTTAAATGATAATTATATATTAACAAATTCAATTCCTGATTTAGTAAAAATAAGTGATGGTAAAAGTTTATTGGCAAATATACCCAGAGAAGGTATTGTTATAAGACCAAGTCAAGATATTATTGATAATGAATTTGGAAAATATTTAATTAAACAAAGAGTTTCTTTTAAAGTGGTAAATCCTAAATTTTTATTAAAATACGGGGAATAACAAATATGAATTCAAATATAAAAATTCTATTAGATATTAATAGTTTTGTTGATAATAAAAAAAGTACAAAACAAATTAAGATAACAGAATTATCTTATAATTATTTTATAAGTGATGAAGAACCCGAAAATTATGAAGGAGTTATTCCTTGGAAAGATTTATCCAAAACTGCAAGATTAGAGTATCATTTAGATATGATAGCAGAAGCAAATAATTATACAGATTATACATATTGTTTTATTTAATTATGTTTTATATAGATCAAGAAGTAATAAATGAATCTGCATTAGATACACCTGAACTATTATTATTTTATGCTACTTCGTTAAATATTAACTTTTCACAAGTTTTAGAACAATTAATAGAAAAAGGATTAGTGCATAAAACTTCTCCAGTTGTTCGATATGTATTAACTGATTTGGGAAAAGAACATTTAGAGTATTTATCTAAAGAATTTTTTGAACATAAAGAATCTGACGATAAATTGATGGAATTAGCAAGAGAATTAAAAAATGTATTTCCTCAAGGTAAAAAAGAAGGTTTAAATTATTATTGGACAGAAAGTCCAGTTTTAATAGCAAAAAGATTAAAAGTATTTTTTAAAAAATATGGAGAAAATTATAGTTATGATGATATTTTGAATAGTGCTAAAAGATATGTTGAATCATTTAATGGTCAATATAGATTAATGCAATTATTAAAGTATTTTATTTTTAAAGACAAAAAAGGAATAGATGGTAACATAGAAAATGAATCGCAATTACTTAATTTCTTGGAAAATAAAGACCAAGAAGATTTGAATGATGAATGGACATCAGAATTAAAATAAGATAATGGAGTTATTTGATAGAGTTTTTGAAACAATAAAACAAAGGAGAGAGAGAATATTATCTGGTGGTATTAATTGTATACCTTTTGGATTACCTAGATTTGAAGAAGTATTTCCAGGTATTGAAAGTAAAACTTTAACATATATTACTGCAAATACTAAAATAGGTAAATCAAAATTGGCTGACTTTTTATATGTATATAAACCATTATTTTATGCAATGAACCATCCTGAGCAATTAAGGATAAAGATAATATATTTTACTTGGGAAATGTCTATAGAAGAAAAATATTTAAGTTTTATGAGTTATCTTTTAGCTGTTTTATCAGGATATAAGATTAGGATTGATTCTAAGTCATTAATAAGTACAAGAGCATCTAAGCCATTACCTCAAGAAATATTGGATATTTTAAATTCAGATGAATATAAAAAGTATTTCCAATTTTTTGAGGATCATGTAACTTATATAGATTCAATAAGAAATCCTTTTGGAGTATATAAATTTTGTAGAGATTATGCTCAAAATAATGGTAAACAATATACTAAAGTAATAGATATAATCAATCATCAAACAGGAGAAATTATTGAAAAAAAAGAAGTTGATGACTATTATATACAGTCAGATCCAGAAGAGTATAGAATTATTATAGTAGATCATTTGGCTTTATTAACTCCTGAAAAAGGGAGTTCTTTAAGAGAGTCAATGGTTGATTTGAGTTCTAAGTATTTTTTAACATTGCGTAATAAATATAATTTTACTGTTGTTGGAATTGTTCAACAAGCAATGGCACAAGAAAGTAACGAAAATTTAAGATTAGGAAAATTAAGACCAACTGTAGATGGAATAGGAGAAGCTAAAATTATTGCAAGGGATTGTAATACTATGTTAGGGTTATTTAGTCCTTTTAGACATGGTATTCGTGATTATGAAGGATACGATATAACTAAATTTAAAGATAATATTAGATTTTTAGAAGTAGTTATAAGTAGGTCTGGTGGAGCAGGAGCAATTTGTCCATTATTTTTTGATGGAGCAACGGATTATTTTACAGAGTTACCTTTGCCAACTGATCCAAAATTAATTCATGCTTATAAGTTATTAGACAGAGTTAATAATTCAAAAGTAATTTTATTTATTCACAAATTAAAAAAGAAAAAATATGAGTCGAATTTTAGTTTTAGGAAAGTCAGGTTTTGGAAAAACTTTCAGTTTAGGAGAAATTCCAGAATTGGGACATAAAGGTATTAATCCTAAAGAAACCTATATTATTAGTGTCACATCAAAACCTTTAACATTTCCTAAAAGTGCTATTAATTATGTAGTTGCTCAACCAAAAAAGTACAATTCAGGTAATAGATATATTACTAATAATCCTGAAGAAATTGCTATGTTGATAAAAGCATTAAAAACTAGTGCATTTAAAAATATTGTCATTGATGATTTCAATTATTTAATGCAGGATTATTATATGGATAATGCCCTAAAAGGAGGTTGGGATAGAATGTGTGTCCCTGCATAGAGTAATCTATGTGAAAATAATTGGGTAAAAACGGTGAAGGGTATTGCATATCTCAATATTTAAGAGATAAATTACTTAATACCGTGCTAAATGCAGTAGATAAAAGGACTGCACAGTGTAACGCATAGATACTGAACCTTCTATAAAGTAGAAGAATATAATGTATCCAAGAGTATCCAACTCCTATGTAATTAGGATGAAAATGTATGCTGAACTATATCAACTATGCAAGAAGATATAGAACTAAGAGATAAAAAGCTCTTAGGATAACAAATTGACACCTAAAAAAATAGGTTATTTTATGGGGCAAATTTTCAAGGCTATTGAAGAATATCAAAATAGTGATAAACATATTATTGTTTTAGCACATGGTGAAGAAATACCTCAACCTGATGGAAGAATATATATCAAAATGAAAACTGTGGGCAAAATGGTTGACGAATATGTAACGCCAGAAGGCAAATTTGATATTACTTTAGTAGGTAAATCTAGTTTTGATATTGCAAATAAAAAAATAAAAAAGGAGTTTATTACTAACGAAGATGAATTTATTTCTTCTCCAAAATCTCCTTATGGAATGTTTGAAACTTTATATATTCCTAATGATTTAGGATATGTAATAGAAAAAATTAATAATTATTATAAACAATAAAAAAGAAGTATTATGTCATTTAATGTTGGAAATAAAAGTGTTCAGAAGGAATTTAAAAGATTCATTGGAGTAGCAAGTGTGGAAGTATTAACTTTTAATCCTACCCAAGAAGAGTTGGCAAAGTTGTATAATACAGATTCTGTAAGAGAGCCAGTATATATAGATAAGACTCCAGAAGGTGTTGAAAGGGTGAAATTAGTATTTTATCTCCAACCTAATAAATTAATGCATAAAGAAGCAAGTACAATGATTTTACCTGTAACTTTTACTATTACAAATCAATTTGTAGTAGGAAGAAATTCAGGTAAACATCAAGTAATAGATTCTTATGGACGTACAGGATGGGTTACTAAAGAGCAATTAGATAACCATGAAATTCCTACAGAATATCAAAAATATAAATTATTGGAGGATGATTATACGACTACATATGTAGGGGAAGAAAATCTTACCAAATTTATTAAAGCTTATGCTAATATTCCTAATTTAACTAAAACTGATTTTAAAACAAAAGAAATTAGTTACATAGAAAATCCTAATGATGCTAAGGCAAGATTTAATAATGTACCTTCTTTATTTAAAGGGGATTTTACAGAGATTTCAGGATTGTTGTCAGTAACTAAAGGATATTTGGTTAAAGTTGCTGTAGGTGTTAGAACAACAGAGGAAAATAAATTGTATCAGGATGTATTTAATAGGGCATTTATCAAAAATGCTGCAAGTAGTTATAAACTTCTTGAAAGAGAAATTAAAAATGCTCAAGATAATGGTGCTTTTAGTTCTACTGAATTTAAAGTATTGCCGTTACATGAATATAAAGTGGAACAAACTCTTACTTCTGAAATATCTGAAATTGCCAAAGTAGAAAATAAACTTTTAGGTGATGATTATGATGATTTACCTATGTTCTTTAGTGATTTTAACGATAATACAGATATGTAGTGTTTAACAAGGGACAAATAAGTTTATCAACAGAATATATATTAAGTTTAGTAAGAGATATAGACTTATTAAATTATTATTTTAATATTTCTTGTTTACCTTGTTTAATACATTCTCCAATAAGAGAGGATAAAAATCCTTCATTTAGTATATTTATTGATTATAACAATAGAGTTGTATTTCATGATTTTGCTACTAAAGATGGAGGAGATATTTTTACTCTATTATCTTTATATTGGAAATGTAGTAGGCAAGAAACATTTAAAAGAGTATATTGGGATTTATCAAATATTCAAATTACTAATTTTATTAATATTAATAAAACTAGTACTAATACCAATATTAAAAAATCTAAATATGAATTAAATGTCAAAATAAGAAAATTAAAAAAATATGATATAGAATTCTGGGAAAGTTTTGGTATTAATGAGAAATGGTTAAGTTTTGGACTTATATATCCTATTTCACATATATTTCTGCATAATGATCAAGTTGATTATTTATTTTCTGCAGATAAATATGCTTATGTGTATATAGAATATAAAGATAATATCCCTACTTTTAAAATTTATCAACCATATAGTAATAAAGCCAAGTGGCTAAATAATCATGATAAAAGTGTATGGGATTTATGGAATAAATTACCTGTTGAAGGAGATAATTTAATTATTACTTCTTCAAGAAAAGATGCATTATGTATTTGGGCTAATTGTAATATTCCTTCAACATCTTTACAAGCTGAATCATATTTACCAAAACAACAGGTTGTTAAACAATTAAAAGAACGATTTAAAAATATTTATGTTTTATATGATAA